ATAGATTAATAGAAATAATTTCAGGATTCCAAAAAATAAAATGTGTGGATAAATTTGATCACAATCCCAATAGTCAAACTTTTTCTATTAAGAATGGAGAATGGAAAAATGATGTTAAAGAACCAAATTTAGAATACTTAATCCTTTCGAAAAGATAAATGTAAACAGTTGACATTCAGGGTGCGACATCCTGACGCAGGCGTTTACATACCTTTTTTGTTGCCTTTACCATCCTTCTCCTTTATCCTTTCCGACATGATGAGAACAGACATATGTAAACGGGAACGGACTGCGACATCCTGTCGCACTTTTTCCTGCCAGTTTACATTGACAACTCTATTCCGTTGTGCTAGGATACGATCATGATGAAAACTCAAAAACGGAAATCTCGGTCTGATCGTAAACACCTGATTTATTCTTTGTCTGTAAACGGACAGGAATATATTGGTGTGACCTATGTCGAACGGTCGGCCGTTAATAAGTCCTTAACAAGAAGGTGGCAGAAACATGTCCGACGGGCACTCACGGAAAACAAAAAGTGGAAGCTCTGTATTGCTATACGCAAATATGGCGCTGATGCCTTTGACGTTAGTGTATTGGATGTGGTTCGCGGAAAGTCCGCTGCTCACCTACTAGAACGTGAATTGATTAGAACCCGTAAACCTAAACTTAACACGGATGTAAGATAATGTCGAAAGTATTCCAAACAAAAAAGTTCAACCCTATTATGGACCATAATGCTCGGTTTGCTAAGAAGAACCTTCAACTCAACATTAACACTATGGAGGCCCTTGAAAAGTGGATTGAGAATGGCGGTGCTATTACCGTCTGTAAACCTGGCCGCCGTAGCAAGGCTAACACCTCATTTCCACTTATTCGTGGTACCGTTGCTAATGCTGGTGCCAAGGCATCTAATCTAAAGGTTGCTGGTCTTAAAGGTAGAAAGGGTTAATAATGGTTGAACTAATCGTTTTTATTGTATCACTGGCTGTTCCTATCTCTCTCGCCCTGATTGCAATCAATTCAAAGGAAGACTAATGTATAAAGACGATGAACAATATGTCCAGTGCCTTGCGCTGTTTGTAACACTTGTTGGTCTTATGTTTGGTGTTTGTCTAATCGCATATTTTGGAGATTGATGAAATGGAAATGTCTGTATATGCTCTCTTTCATTGTATGCCTTATGAGGGTTCTTATCTTTTGGGCGCTTACAAATATCTCTCTCAGGCTCAGGAAGCCGAATACGCCTATGGACTGGAAAATGCTGAGGTGGTGGATGGTCCTGAATGGACTGAGATCCGTGAGATCCTATTAGGCGCTGCTCCTTCTTTTGATGCCGGCAAGATTGTGAAGGATTAATATGAATAATGCCCTTCATTTTGTAGGGTTCAAAGATAACCGTTATAATGCGGCAATCAAGGTGTTCGGCACTCCTGACTTTATTCATAGAAAGTGGGATCGCCGTGCGGTTGCTGAGGTTATGGAAAACGATGTAGTTATATTTGCTGATAAAGATGAAACACAGGCAGTTGAAACATTTGCTTATGACGACTCGGCAAACTTCTAAGGAGATATAAAATGGCTAAGGTGAAAACTTTTAATCTGTCAATTTGGTTTAAAGGCCATGATATTACATTCCGCAATATCTCACGGTCTGCGGCGTGTCGGTATATTGATATTTATTCTAAAGATGAAAACTATCTCTCTTGGAGTTTAGAGGAGCGATAATGCCTAGCATGAATAGTTATATATTGACGGTATACCTTAAAGATGGAAATCAAATCGTATACCGCAACATTACTCGAAGCATGATGAAAAAATATGTGAAACAATATCAGGAGTTAGGAACATCTTTAACTTTTAAAATTGATTGGGAGTGATAAATAAGATTTATTCCTCGGTAGCTCAGTGGTAGAGCAGGACACTGTTAATGTCTTGGTCGGAGGTTCGAGTCCTTCCCGGGGAGCCAATTTGGTCCCATCGTCTAATGGTTAGGACAACGCCCTTTCACGGCGTTAATGCCGGTTCGAATCCGACTGGGATCACCAATTATGGAGATAAAATGAAAAAGAAACCTAATCCCGTGGCCAAAGCACTCCGCAATCCTGTCTGTAAACAGCGGATTGTCAACAGCAAAAAAGTTTACAAACGGAAACTGCGACATCCTGTCGCACTTTTTCCTGCCAGTTTACATTCATAGTCTATTGACTTATTCCTTTCTTTATGCTATCCTTAGACATAATTAGAAAGGATAGTAAACATGAAAAAAGCATATTATGTTTTTCTTAAATCTTATAATGAACGTAATAACACCGATTTTCATTATGCTAAATCAGATGAAAGTATCTTTATTGCATACTTTGATAATAAACAAGATGCTCTAAACCATATCGATAAACTAAATGAAAAGTATAAAAACAATAAAGATATGTTCAATCATTTTTATATCCCTGAAATCTCCTATCTCTAACAGAAAGATATAAAATGAAAAACTATATTATGAATAAAGTAAACACCTTCTTTGCTTATCTCACCATTGTATATCTACCACAGCCATATGCTACATATGCCTTAACTATTCAAACCAAACTTAACCAACTTGTCAACCATAACTAAGAGAGAATATAAATGAAACTTGTACCACATGGATCAAATCAAAATGTTCTTATCTTTGATAATGGAACAAAAGTTCTTTTCTCTTATCAAACACCAGTAGCTGCTTTCCATCCTATTAAAGGTTGGCTGCGTACCGATAAGAAGTTTTCTGTTACAACAAGTAAGCATATTAATAAGTGGCTTGCTGGTTTAAATGCCAGCACTATCTCACAATCTTTCCTCGATAATCTTGTGGTAGGTTAATATGTCTAAACTATATGATCGTTACCTTATCTATGTTGCACAAGCCGAAAGTCTTGGTTGGTATGTTAAGTCTTATGATGAATGGTTAAATTCTTAAGGAGAAAATATGTCTAGAATGTCCGATCTTGCTTTACAAGTAGATGAATTGGTTGTTCAGGCCATCGAGTATGGCGCACAAACGGAACAACAAGTTCAAACGTATGTGAATGACCGCCTTTTGGTTTCTATTCCTCTAGAACAAATCAACCGTATTATAGGTGATTTTTATAGAGACGATTACTATAGCCAAATCCAAACAATCGACTGAGGTATAAATGTCCTTTGTATATAAAGAAATCGAGAAACTGGTTGTTGAGGTTTTGACCTCACCAGGCATTCATTATGATTTTCAGGTTCATGAATATGTCAATAAACGTTCTTCTGTTCCAGTTAATAAACAGACGATTGATTTTATCGTTGAAAAGTGGTTTTCTCTTGGTAATCATAACTGAGGTGTAGAATGAATAACTATCGCAATAAAATCCTGGAACTCTTTGATGAGGGCCTTGTCGGCAAGGATGAGTTGATTACTAATCTTGTGAACTTTCTTTCCGAGTCCGATGCTAAAGAGTTTTGGGAACAATATTATGATGATGAGGACGAGGATTATGATGACGAACCACGTTGGGCAACCAAAATAGTTCCAGGAGTGGCACGATTTTGACCCTGACTGCTGAATGTAAACAGATGATTGTAAACGGTTTACATTCATGGGGTGCGTCAACGTGTCGCACCTGTTTACAAACGATTTCGCTTGCCTTATCCTTCCTTTGTGTTATAATATCCGTATTAAATGATGAAAAAGGAGTTAAATATGCCTAAAGTATCCGCTTCTAATGGTATCCGCCCTGAGATCCGTGCCCTTGCTGTCCTTCAGTTGGGTAAGACTGTTACGCCTGCCGAGATTAATGACCACGTTGGCACTGGTGACTATGCCGCCAAGTATGTCTCGTTCCTTAATACTCGGTATGGTTTCACTATCACCGCCAATAAAGATGGCCGCAAGGTTGTCTCTTATACTATGATTGCCGAGCCTGCTAATGCTGCCGAGTTGCGTTCTGCCACTCCTAAGACTAAGGTTGCTAAGCCTAAGGCTGCTAAGGTTTCTAAAGTCCTTGGATTAACTAAGTCAGAAGCAAAAGTAATCCGTGCTGAGGTTGCTGCTGAGAAAGCAGAAGATGTTAAGGCAAAGAACCTCGCAATGATTAAGAAGGTTGCTGAAAAACAGGCTGCTGCTAAAAAGCGTAAGGTATCAAAATCTAAAGTCCGTGAATTCGATGATGTAACCGAGCAGTTCGGTACAAGTGGTGAGGTTGCTACCTCATTCTCGGTAGATCGTGATTGGGACTCAATCGACGGAACAGACCTTTCAAAACTTCTCTAATCTAAAGGAGTGCTTCTATTGACCTATATTAACTATCAACTTAATACGAATTATCTTGATACAGATGATTTGATTGATATAATCGAACATCGTGGTTTCACAGTTAACCAACCAGGTGAGGTTGATGCAAACGTAGAAGCATTAGAAAAAAATGTGGATGAAATCCATAATCTTTATCAGGCCTTTCTTTGCTGGAAAGATTTCTCTATGAAGGACTCCACATTCGAGAGCGACTTAAAAAAGTTCTTTGAGAATACTATAGACATGAAGGTTCTCTAATGCGCCTTAAAGTAAAATATAAGAACTCGGCCTATCGGCCGGGTTCTCATTATGTTTTCCAACCTGAATATAAGTATTATGAAGGCCGTGTGGTTCTTCCTAGACCTAAATGGCTAAAAGAATATGAGTTTATGTTGACGACTGGTGATGCTGATGCACCCGCTCGTATATTAGATAAACGTGATATAGTAGAGGCATGGACTGGTAATGAAAACTTTGATGATGGTGTCACTCTCGTTCCTGGTGATAAGCGTTCCTATGTTGTCACCAGAGGGAATTTTAACCGCTATACTTGCGATTGCACTGCCTTTAAGTTTCGCAAATGGTGCAATCACACTAATGAGGTGAAGAAAAATGCAAAGCAATCCTTCAAATGCGTTGCTTGAGATTAAAAAAAAGTTATATGAGCGTTTAAATAAATTAAGTGAGTGTATTAGTCCAGATGGACCTACTGATAGGTTAGAAACTCATTTTAATAATGAGGTTAAATTTTTAAACGATATACTGGACATTATAGAGGAATAATAAGTGAAAATAATTTCAAACTTTATATCCAAAGAAGAAATGGAAATATTATCATATTGGATTATTCAAAATAAGGATACATATCAATTCAAAGATGTTTTGAATATGGGAGGACACAGAAAATCTACCCGTTTTTCTACTGATGTCGATTATCCAAAATTGGCTTATGATATTCAAAATAGAATTATTAATACTTTACAGTTAAAATCTTTTAATTATCCTCCTTTTCCATCCGGTATTGTAGCAAGTTTTGCTTATGTAGGAGACAAATGCTTTCAACATACTGATCCAATTTGGTATAGAGATATGGAAACTATACACTGTAACATAGTAACTCAAATTGGCGGCGGCGCCGATATAACTATCGATGAAAAAAAATATAATTTACCGACCGGCGATTTGATGTGTTATAACGTATGTAGATCACCACACGAAGTTGGTGAAGTTCTTAATAGTCCAAGATTACTCTGGGTTTTTGGTTTTTGTATAACTTTGTCGGAATGGGAAAGAATAATAAAATGAATATATTTTACATACATGCCGACCCTAAACTATGTGCCGAATGGGCTGTTGACTCCCATTGTGTTAAGATGATCCTTGAGAGTGCCCAACTTTTGTCCACGGCGCATAGAGTGCTGGATGGTGTTGAGTATATTGATGATGGTGGAAAACGCAAGGTAAAGCGGTGGCGCCTTGATGATGACCGCAATGTGACATTATACTCCGCAACCCATGTGAACCATCCATCGGCCGTATGGGCCCGTGAGTCCAATAATAATTACAATTGGCTGTGGTGCTATCTAAACGAACACTGTAAAGAATATACTTATCGCTATGGTAAGGTTCACAAGATTGAGTCTAGTGGCCTATTAGGCATACTTGCTCTTACACCAAATAATATACCAATTGCTCCTTTTACACAACCTCCAAGTGCCATGGATACTAAATACATAATATCAAAAGATGCGGTAGAAAACTACCGAAATTATTATAAAGTCGGTAAGGCGCACCTACATAAGTGGAAGAACCGCCAACCGCCAGAGTGGATAAGTGAATGATAAAAAAGATGCTACAAACTACCACAGGAGAAAAAGTTCATATATATGATGATGTTTATCCACCTTATTGTATTGAACAATTTCAGAATTATATAGAACGTTCTCTTTATAGAATAGGTGTAGGTTCGAGAGTAATACTTCAGAAAATGCAAGAAAATTTTTTTCAATGTGTATATTCTGAACAAGACTTAGAAAATTTTTGTATTATGAAAAGAGAAGAAACCAAAAAAATTTTATTGGAACATAATTTAGAAAAACCTGTCAATTATTGGTCATTGTTATCCACACATATGTCTCAATATCAGTATCATACTGATGCCAATATTGAAGGAGGTAAAACCTTTCTTTATTATGCTAATTGTGAATGGAATAAAAACTGGGGTGGAGAAACACTATTCTGTAATAATAAAGGTGAGTTGGAAATAGCAGTAGAATTTAAGCCTAATAGAATTGTTGTATTTGATAATTATATAGAGCACAAATCCGCACCTCTTTCTTTATCATCTTATCCTTGGAGATGTGTTTTTGTTATGCAATTCTAAAAATATAAATAGGTGACAGAATTTATTAATATATGACTTAAAGGGAAAAAGTGAATGCCAAACTATACTTTTCGTAATAAGAATACTAATGAAGAAATAACCGTCAGTATGACAATGGCGGAACATGACACATACCTCGACGACAAACCCGACTGGGAACAAGTTCTGCGTAATTTCACCATGGTAGATCCCGTTAATGTTGGTATCACCAAACCACCCGCAGATTTTCAAAAATATGTATTAGGTAGGATTAAGTCTGCGGTTCCACATGCCGATGCCGTGGCATCTAAACGCTGGGACATCCCTAAGGAGATTTAACCTGTCTGAAATCGAACCTAAGAAAAGAATTAGAGGCCGCTCTCGTAATAAGGAGTCGGTCTCTTTTTGTTATGACGATGTGGATAACAATAACAAAAAAGGTAAACATATGTCAGTAAAGAGAAGAAATAACCGTACCAAAAAGCAACAAAATCAGGAGCAACAAAATCCAGCACAGCACAATCACTTCGAATTGCGTCATATCAACCCACTAACAATAAACCAACAGAGAGTGTGGGACGCATATGAGAGTGGTGCTAACCTGATGCTACACGGTTATGCCGGTACCGGTAAAACTTTTCTATCATCCTATCTCGCCTTAAAGGAGGTTCTAATAAAAGAGACATATAAGAAGGTCGTTATCATCCGCTCGGTCGTACCAAGCCGCGACATGGGATTCCTACCAGGAACCGACAAACAAAAAGCGGAAGTATATGAACAGCCTTACCAAGAAATTTGTGATGACCTTTTTGGTCGTGGTGATGGATGGCGCATATTGAAGTTAAAGGGACTTGTCGAATTCACTACCACATCCTTTCTACGTGGTATGACCTTTAACGATTGTATTATCATTGTTGACGAGTGCAACAATATGACATTCCAAGAGATTGATACAGTTATGACCCGTATTGGTACTAACTCAAAAATAATCTTTTGTGGTGATTATCGCCAGTCAGACCTACACAAACCGCATGAAAAGACAGGTATCAAAGAGTTGATGGCCATTACTCGCCGTATGCCATCATTCGACCATATCGAATTCAATATTGAAGATATTGTCCGTTCAGGTGTGGTTAAAGAGTATATTATTCAGAAAACTGAAATGGGATTATGACACGTTACATATTATATAAATAGGAGGATAAGTCCCACTGGAGGAGTA